GTGGTTTTGCGGGACGCCTCAGTAATGGATGTGGTAATAACTTCTTAGGTAGATTTGCAGGACTTGCAAACACCAGTGGTTCCTATAATAACTTCTTGGGTGAAAGCGCAGGTCGTTATAATACTATTGGTTGCAATAACAACTTCTTTGGTGTAGGTGCAGGATGTTCTAATACCACTGGATGTTATAATAACTTCTTTGGTGCTAGTGCAGGTTACTATAACTGTATTGGATGTAGTAATAACTATTTTGGTGCAAATGCAGGATTTTCCAATAGTTATGGTTCTAACAATAACTTCTTTGGTAAAAATGCAGGTTGTAGTTCTAATGGACTAAGTAATGGTAATAACTTCTTTGGTCCATATGCAGGTTCTGCCCAAACAGGAGGTAGATACAATAACCTGTTTGGCTTTAGGTCTGGTCAATATCTTGCCGCCGGATGTGATAATAACTTCCTTGGTTCCTTAGCCGGACAATTTACTCAAGATGGATCTTATAATAACTTCTTAGGTAGTGGTGCAGGACGGTGTAATACCTATGGTCGCGATAATGTCTTCATAGGAAGAGAAGCAGGAAATAAGAATACAACTGGATCAGACAATATATTATTAGGATCATATGCAGGTGCTGAACTTACAGTTGGTTATGATAATATATCAATAGGACGTACTGCAATATCCACCTTAGATACTGGAAATTGGAACATAGCAGTTGGCCCATGGGCTGGTATGAGCCTTACATCCGGTAATGATAATGTTTTTGTTGGAAGTATTGCTGGTGACACATTAGTATCAGGTAGTGGTAACATTGCCATTGGTGAAGTATCAGTAGGAAGTTCAGTAGGTAATGCTCAACTTGCTATTGGTTCTACACACTTACTTTGGATGGAAGGTGATACAAATGCAAATCTGACACTGGTTGGAGTAGCAACTGTCAACTCCACTCAAAACATTCTGGAAGTACCTAGTGTATCTGCTTCTTCTTCAATTACAGCTGGAGTATTCTATGGTGATGGTTCTGGTCTAACTGGTATTAGTGGTGCTTCTGCATTTACATTCCAGGGTACTAGAAACATTAGATCAACAAATACAAGTTTTGTAGGTCTTGGTACTGGTGCTGATAACTTTGTAGCTGGTGCTTGTGCTGGTCGTGGTCTTAGTCATGGAGATGATAATAGATTCTTTGGTAGATATGCAGGATTTGCCAATAGTACTGGTTCCAATAATAACTTCTTTGGTAGACATGCAGGACGTTGTAATACTACTGGAAGTGATAATGTTTTCATTGGTGAAGCTGCTGGATGCTGCAATACAAGTGGATGTTGGAATATATTCATTGGCGAATGTGCAGGTTTGAGTCATACAACTGAATGTTTTAATACACTCATAGGTGCTAATGCAGGTCAATTACTTACCAATGGAAAAAATAATCACTTCTTTGGTAGATTTGCAGGATCTAATAGTGTAATTAGCTGCAGCAATCTAATGATTGGTGAATACGCAGGATATAGTGCCAGATCTACATGCAATAATGTTTACATTGGTCAATGTGCAGGTTTCGCCAATACTAATGGATGTCATAACAACTTCATAGGACAATTTGCTGGACGTAATTCCTGTTCTGGCAGATACAACAACTACTTTGGCGAATTCGCAGGATATTGTACTGGTGGTTCATACAACAACTTCTTAGGCCGTTGTGCAGGAAGGGTTACTAGTGGTAGTAATAATAACTTCTTAGGTTCAAATGCAGGAGAAGTTAACACCAGCGGAGCCAGTAATAACTTCTTTGGTTCTGCCGCAGGTCGTTATAACACCAGCGGATCTAATAATACCTTCTTTGGTCAAAATGCAGGATATTGTAACACCAGTGGATGTCATAATAACTTCTTTGGTGTGATGGCAGGGATGCGTAATACTACAGCATGTCATAACAACTTCTTTGGTCAATCTGCTGGACAAAATACTTGCACTGGTGCTAATAACAACTTCTTTGGTAAAACTGCTGGTGTATGTAATACCACTGGTGCTTGTAATGTTTTCTTAGGAATGAGTGCTGGACTATTGAATACTTCTGGTTCTCATAATGTTTTCTTAGGCACTTATGGTGGTTACAACCGTAGTTCAGGTGATTCCAACGTATTCATAGGACAATGGGCTGGAAAATGCATTACTGGTGGTAGTTGTACAGTATACATTGGGTATGGTGGAAATAACACCACTATGTCTGGAAATCTCTCTAACAGAGTTATTCTTGATTCTGGAACTGGTGATGTTGCTCAGTTTTATGGCAGTTACAATGGTTGGAGTGCATCATCTGACTGTAGAGATAAGACCAATATTGAAAATCTGAATCTTGGCAAAGACTTCTTGGCACAAGTCAGACCAGTCAAATTTGAATGGGATCGTAGAAATGAATCACCAGAACGTTCCACCAAAGGAATGGTTCAAGCTGGTTTCATTGCCCAAGAACTAGATGATATTATAACACAGTATAATGCCGATTACCTGCGGATTGTAGATAAATCTAATCCAGAACATCTTAGAATATATAAGGAAAACCTTATTCCTATTATTGTCAATACAATCAAAGAACTGATTGAAGAAAATGATACTTTGAAACTACAAGTTGAAAATCTAACTAATGAAATAGATATCATCAAACAACATCTTGGAATGTAACTAACTGATATAAATTCACAAGGGACCTGAAAGGGTCCCTTTTTTATGGATAAATACTAAAAAATAGTTTATACAAATGGCGGCAATAATTACTGATCAACTTCGTATTTTGAATGCCAAAAACTTTGTTGCTGGTATTGTCACCAGTGATAATTCTTATTATACATTTATTGGTCTTCCCAATGCTGATGATATTCAGTCAAACTGGGATACAGATCCCCCTTCACCAAGTGACAATTTTGATCAGGATAATAATTATTGGGATACAATGTTAGCCCTGAAGAAAATCAATTCAGGTGATGTGACCCCTGTTGTTAGAAAGAATCAATGGGCTTCTGGTAATACCTATGATATGTGGAGAAATGATATTAGTCGTTTAAATCCATCTTTACCATCTGGTGCTTTAGACATCTATAATGCTAATTATTATGTGGTAAATGATGATTTTAGGGTCTATATCTGTCTTTATAATAATGCATCCCCTGAAAATAATTTCCAAGGTGGTCCTTCATTAGATCAACCAAGATTTACAGGACTAGAACCAAGGGCTGCTGGATCAAGCGGTGATGGTTATATTTGGAAGTATCTTTATACCATTAGTCCATCTGATGCTATCAAGTTTGATACTACTTTCTATATTCCAGCACCAAAAGATTGGAGTACTAATATAAATTATCAAGCAATTAGGGATAATGCTTCAGTAGGTGGTCAAATTAAGATTGTCACTATTAGGAATAGAGGTGTAGCATTAGGAACACCTAATACTACATATACCAATGTCCCTATCAAAGGTGATGGTAGTGGTGCAGAAGCTACAGTTGTCATTAACAATGATTCCAAAGTAGAACAAGTTATTGTCTCCAAAGGGGGTAGTGGATATACATTTGGAACATTAGACCTGGTTGCTGGTGGTGTTCCTACAGGGACCACACAACCAGTGTTCAATGTCATCATTCCCCCACCTGGTGGTCATGGATTTGACATCCTAAAAGAACTTGGTGGTTATAATGTTTTGGCTTATGCAAGATTTGAAAATGACATTACAAATCCAGATTTTGTAACTGGAAACCAATTTGCAAGAGTTGGAATTGTTGAAAATCCACAAGCATTTGACACTACTGAAATATTAAAGTCAGATAAGGCAAGTGCAGTATATGCATTAAGGTTGTCTGGTGCAGGATTTGATTCTGCCACATTTACACCAGATAGTTTTATTACACAAACTGTGGGAGTTGGTTCAACTGCAGTTGGAAGGGTTGTATCCTATGATCAAATTACTGGTGTTCTGAAATTCTGGCAGGATAGATCAAATTCAGGTTTCACAACAGTTGGTGTTGCAGTTACAGACCCACAGTATGGATTTGTAATGAATAGATTTACTGCAAGTCCCGATACAGGTGGAAGTATTACAATCAATGGTGGTAGTGTAAATCTAAACATAGACACTAGTTTCACGGGTGTCTCTACTGTAATAAATACAAGAACATACCAATTGGGACAAAAGTTCACTAGTGGTGTGTCCCAACCTGAATCCAAAAAGTATTCTGGTAATATTATTTTCGTGGATAACAGACCTTCGGTTACGAGATCTGCCTCCCAGAAAGAAGATGTAAAAATTATCTTACAGTTCTAAAAAATCATGCCACAGGAAACTAATCTCAACGTTGCTCCTTATTTTGACGATTTTGAACCTAGCAATAACTACTACAAGGTTCTTTTCAAACCAGGTTTTCCTGTCCAGGCGAGGGAACTTAATAATTTACAGTCAATTTTACAAAACCAAGTAGAAGATTTTGGTAATAGCATTTATAAGGAAGGTGCTAAGGTAATTCCTGGTGACTTGACATATTTGGATGAATTCTTCTGTGTGCAAATTGATCCTGAATATTTGGGAATTCCTGTAAGTTTATATCTTGATCAACTGGTAGGTAAAGAAATTAAGGGCCAGACATCTGGTGTTACAGCAAAAGTAGTTAAGTATATTTCAAATACAGAATCTGAAAAAGGGACATATACCCTTTATGTGGATTATTTCAATTCTTCAACAACTGCTGTAGATGATCCTTTATTTGCAGACAATGAAGTCCTTTTGACAACTGAAACCATTACCTATGGAAGTACTTTCATTTCAGCAGGAGAAGGTTTTGCCAAATC